TAAGGCATTCTTGCGTAAGCAATCTGAAGAAGCTGCGCGTAACTATCAGTAAAATGCATATGTAGGTTAATGGCTTTCTCCTATTATCCATTAACAAACTTTATGGGATCGAGGTTCCTTTTTTTCCTGGGTCTCATACTTCTGCTGTCCTTGTAAGTTGGGAATGATACGCCCAATTTACAGGGACTTTTTTATTCTTGTATTTTTATCCCAAGTCTTACTATACTATCAACTAGCGAAACGTAATCTCGCTAATTACATATCATTCTGGCGAATCGGAGCTCGCCACTCCATGACGAAACGAGTCCTCGTCAAACTCATAGTGTTAAAAAAACTATGTACGTTTATCTTTCAGGAGTGTGTGTATGATAACTACAACCACAACTCTGCCAGCCCCTGTTCAGCAAACTTTTGATGATGTCCTTTTATCGGTCAGAACTCCAAATCTGATCCATAAAATTGGTGCTCTTGCAAAACGTTTGCCAGCTAAAGGTGGTAGAACATTACGTATGGCGCGCTACGATAGATTGCCAACTGCTCCAGTTCCTCTTGGGCCAAGCGGTGCAACTCCTCCAGCGACTCCATTAAATCGTGTCGACATTGATGCTACTATGTCATTTTATGGATTATACGTAGCAATCAATCAGCAAGTTACCTTGCAAAATCAGGATCCAGTTTTAAACGAGACAGCACAGTTGTTAGGTCTATCGCTCCGTATGACGGAAGATCAATTAACACGTGACATGCTCGCTTCAACAGCCAGTATTTACAATTCTACTGGTGGAACTAATGGTGATTTGCCTACAAATTTATCACTCTCTGATATTGATGAAGTAACATCTACATTGTTAACAAACGATGCCTGGATGATTCTCAACACTATCGGTGGTGAAGATAAGTTTGGAACAGGACCTGTTCGTGATGCTTATTTAGCTTTAGGTCACACCGCGTTGTCTAAAGATCTTAATAACGTCAATGGCTTCATTGCTAAATGGAACTATCCAAACGACAATAAAATTTTGCAAAGTGAGTGGGGTTCTGTAAATAACGTTCGTTTCATGCTTTCATCTGTGGGATCTATATCTCCAAATGCTTCAGCATTAGGCAACAATGTTTACAACGTGTTTGTACAAGGTATGGAAGCGTTAGCTTGCGTAGAGCAAGACAACTATTCTGCTCGTTTCCTGTATAGGCCGCCAATGTTCTCTGACCCACTATTCCAAAATGCAACCGTTGGTTACACCTTTGCTGAAGTACCCCGCATCTTAAATGATCTCTGGATAATCAACATGCGTTGTACATTAAGTAGTTAAGGAGGATACGATATGTCAGTTGTTTTTTCAGGAACTAATCAAGGTCGCTTCACCTCTACTGGTGTTGCGGTCACCCTTCAACTACCGTCAGGTGTTGATTATTGTTGGATTAAAAATATAACCCAATCCTATGCTGCAGGCGCAGGCCAAGGCGTAGAATATTATTGGCAGCTTGGTATGACCCAAGGTCTTGGTACTATTTATACCAAAACCGCTACCACCAATGCTCTTGCAGTAGCTCAAATTGCTGCAAATTCAGGGTTCTATTTTGTAAACAGCACGCTTAATATCCCTGGACCTTCATTGAGTCTTACGGGTATTACCTCTGGCAATCCTCCAGTAGTATTGACGGCGAACACAGCATCATTAAGTAATGGTAGCATTGTCCGCATATTCTCTACTGTTGGTGCATTGCAATTGGCTGGTCTAGACTTTACTATTGGCGCGCTTAACCCAGGCACGAGTTTTACTCTTGCGTATATGCAACCAATAGCAAGTGCTAGCCCAGGTGCTGGTACCTTCCGCGTAATTCCTTATAACCCTTACTTCTATCCACCTATTCGTTACATAACCAATATCTCACAAGCTACACAAGCTATTGTGACATTGTCTGTAACGCATACGTATACAGTAGGGCAATCTATAAGGTTTATAATTCCTACCGTTACTGCTGCGGCGTATGGTATGACAAACTTGAATGGTGTGGAAGCTACAATCGTTGCGATTGGGCAAGCAGACGTTAACGGCTTTACAAATACTATTACTGTTAATGTTGACACCACCCAATTCACCGCATTCGCTTTCCCATTAACAACCGCTCCTGGATTTACTCCAGCGCAAGTTGTACCTATAGGGGAAGATACTGCGACAGCGCTTAATTTAGGTGCTAACATTCTTGGTGATGCTACTCTCAATACCGGATACTTTGGCCTTCAACTTGTAGCTGGAGCAGCGTCTCCTGCGGGAAGTAATGCCGATGTTATTTACTGGGTTGCTGGTAAATCATTCAGCGTGAATAATATGTAAACAAACGACTGGAAAGAGTGTCTCACGATGCTCTTTCCAGATCGTGACTAGTAAAAAGGAACATTATGAACAAACCAGAAGTTAAATCAGGACTTTTAAATCCTAAAGCTGTGCCTAATAAAATAAGTAGAGAAGAACTAGCAAAGCAGATTAGAAAGCAGCGTGATCGTGATGAAGAATTAGTATTGGGAGTATTTAAAAACCTTGAGAATCCTGCTACTAACGGCGGTCGTGGATCAGTACTTTTTAGTTATAAATACTATCCAGGCCAACCAAATGAAGTATATGAATTAATGGACGGCGAACGGTACACATTACCAAGGGGTGTTGCTCGTCACTTGAATAATAATTGTTATTATAAAGAGTATACACAACAAGGTAATGATGGTGTTCGTGGCGCTATAAACCCTGATGGACGACTACAATCGAAGAATTCATTACAGGTTGCTAAGAAAGTACATCGATATGCTTTCCATTCATTAGAATATATGGATGATGATATAGATATGTATCCATCTAATTTAGTAGAAGTAACACATTCTCCATAGGGACAAAAAATGCCTATACCAAATACACCAAATTACTATGCGGTACCGTTTCCAACGTATCAGCCTGCAATGAGAAATATTCTTTCAATTACACAGGCGTTGAATGCTTTGGTAACAACTACATTTGATGGCATCAATCCTGGTAACCATCAGTATTCAACAGGATTGATCGCACGGCTTTATGTGCCTAATGGATTTGGTATGGTACAGGCCAATGAATTAGAAGGTGTTGTGACGGTAGTCAATGATACACAATTTACTATAACCATTGATACAACACCCTTTGATGCGTTTGTTGTTCCAGCATACCAGCCGGGTGCTTTTGGAACACCAGCACAAGTTGTACCAGTTGGTGAAGTTAACAGTTTATTAACGGAAGCTACACAGAATGTACTTCCCTACCCTTGAGAAGCGAATTTAACTATAAGGAACTGAGTAATGGCACTATCTACCATTTCTAATCTGCAAGCTATTCAGACAAAAGTCCGCAGACTAACACGAAGTCCGTCTGAGTCTCAGATCAGTACTAACCAAATAAATGATTATATAAATACATTTATTTTGTACGACTTCCCTGAACATTTGCGATTGTTCTCATTGCGCACATTGCTCACTTTTTATACGCAACCAGGGGTTGATGTTTATAGCACCAACACTACCGTTGAAACAGACCCTTTATATAATTTTCAAAACAAGTATATTGCAATACATCAGCCAATATTTATAGCTGGTATACAATGCTTTTATACGCAATGGCGTGATGTGTTTTATGGTATGTGGCCACAGACTAATACTATAGAGCAAACACTTCTATTTGGTGATAATTCTTCAGGACCGTTTACGGGGTACGTCCCTACTGCTGTACAGCCTGTTGTGCCAGGTCCAACGTTTACGGTCCCGTATCCGTTTATACTTCAAGGAAGTGTAAACTTTAACTGCTTGAATACTAGCGGAACGTCGATGGTCATGATTGATGTTCCTATTAATAATTTAATAGGAAACCTTACTCAGGCAGATGTTCCTCTAGTACCACCATATGATACAATACAAAACCCCGCTAACTATATTAACTATCAAACTGGTCAGTACGTAGTAACGTTTCCAAACCTTACTCAGGTTATGGCTCCCATTTACTTTGAAGGTATTTTATATCAACCTGGTAAGCCGATTGGAATGCTGTATTACAATAATGAATTTACCCTAAGGCCAGTCCCTGATAAAACATATGCTATTCAAATAGAGGTTGATGTTCGCCCTACTGAATTAATAAATTCAACTGATGTTCCACAATTAGAACAATGGTGGCAGTATATAGCTTTCGGAACCGCAAAGAAAATATTTGAAGACAGAATGGATATGGATAGTGTACAATTAATAATGCCAGAGTTCAAGCAGCAAGAAAGATTAGTGTTAAGAACAACATTAACGCAGCAGGCAAACGAAAGAACAGTAACTATTTATACTCAAGGGAAACAATTTGGAATTGGTGGTGGATGGTTTGGAGGCGGTTGGCCATATTAGTGGCAGTATATTGGATAAAAAATGCAAAACTTGTTCAATAGATTTGACTACTGATAACGCAGCAAAGAAAAATGCAAAATATTATCGTAGTCAGTGTAAAAAATGTCGCAGTAAAGATGTTATTAAAGCTAGTGTAGGTAATCCCAAACGACAAGATTACGCTAGGGAATATATTAGAAGAACAGGAAAAGTTAAACAATATCCTTGCGAATTGTGTTCTATTTTATGTTATAAAAAATATGCTCGCGCCTTTTGTTCTGACAAATGTAGATTCATGGCATATGTAGAAAAAACTGATACTTGTTGGATATGGAAAGGCCCAAAAAATAGAGGTGGTTATGGTAAATTATGTTTTAAAGATAAAAAAACTGCTATAGCATCACGTGTTTCTTATGAGTTATTCAATGGGCCAATTGAAGAAAAGATGTATATATGTCACTTGTGCGATGTGCCATCTTGTGTTAACCCTGGTCATTTGTGGGTAGGTAGCCATATGGAAAACATGATGGATATGACAGAAAAAGATCGTCATCATAGTGTACTATTGCCAATGGATGTTTTTGAAATAAGAAGACTATGGCAATGTGGTGTTACTAATGATAGCTTGTGTAAAAGATTTAATATTACTTCTGGGCATGTTAGCAATATAATAAACAGAAGAATCTGGAAGCATATTTAAGGAGAGACTATGACTTTAAACAATGTCCCGCAACCCGGTCAGACATTAGGCTCAACTCAAGCGCCAATAAATGGTAACTTTGTTTCTATCGATACAGCATTTGCAGTGAACCATGTTCCTTATAATACTACGAATGCAGGTATGCATAATGTGGTATCGTTCCCTACACAAAACCCAGTTCCTACACCTATTGCTGGTATACCACAACTTTACTCTCAAATATCTACTTTTACGGGTCAACCAGAGTTGGTTTTCGCGCATCAGGCTGGATCAAGTGCACCAACGGCAGCTCAGATAGTAGAGTTTACTTCAGCTGGATGGGCAAACCCTGGATGGACACGATTGCCATCAGGAATACTCCTTAAGTGGCATTCTGGTATCAATTTTGCCAGTCTCTCAACGGTAACGCTTGATCTTAATGTTGATGTTGCTGGATCGCCAAACTTTACGAATGTGTTTGCTGTTTATAACTCAACAACTGAATCGAGTGCTAATTATAATACCGTTATTGGTATCCAAAGCATTGCTGGTACAGTTGTTACTTTCAGTATATATGGTGCAGTTCGTCCACCATCGGGTACTACCATTGCTTACTTAGCTATAGGGATATAATATGGCAGACCGTTTTTTTATCGCACCTCTTGCTGAAAATAGTGGTCTACAGACAAACGTAAAGCCCTGGCTTATTCCAGACGAAGCATTCTCTCAAATTAATAATGCCTATGTATTTAGAGGACGCGTAAGAAAACGTTTTGGTTCACGATGGATTGGAAACAACTCGTTCGCTTCCCGTTTAAGAATTAATATTGGATCAATAACTGGTGGAACATTTTCAGGTACAGTCAGTACTATTCTCAATGATTCTGGAATGCCTACGAGTATAGGTCAGGCTTTTAGTATTGGTACCATAAGTTTTACTGTATACAACCCTGCTTCAGGAGCACAGCAAATGTTGCGTTCTGATGGGTCACTATCAGCAGCAACTTATAACCTTTCAACATCAGCTTTTAATATTACTGGTGTTGCTTTGCCTAATGGTACTCCTGTTTACTTTTACCCAAGTCTTCCTGTTATGGGATTACTTACCTACGAACAAATTAGTATCAGCGATGAATATGTGATTGCTTTTGATACTCGATATGCTTATACCTATGGTATGGGGGGTTGGAATAGAATTGGAGCGGCGGCTACTCCGGGCGCTTCGATATGGACAGGGAATAATTCTCAGTTCTTCTGGGGTGATACATGGCTCGGAGCCGATGCTTCCGCTAAAATATTCTTCGTAACAAACTTTAATCAAAATGAAGTTAATTTTATGCGTTACTATGATGGAACGCAATGGTACGTTTTTAATCCTCAAATAGACGCTACCCCTAACTATCTCAACTGTGCAGAAATTATTGTTCCGTTTAAAAATAGATTACTCGCTTTTAATACATGGGAAGGCCCTGCTAATTCATTACCGGGAACAAATTACAGTAATAGATGCCGTTATTCACAAGTGGGTTCTCCTTTGAGTTCTACTGCATGGCGTCAAGACATCCCCGGTCTTGGTAATGCAATTGATGCTTCTACCACTGAATCTATTATTACCGTAGAATTTATTAAAGATCGTCTTATAGTCTTTTTTGAACGATCAACATGGGAATTGGTTTATCAGGGTAATCAGGCAT